GACGTCACTATTGTTTTTAGTGCTTAGAATTTCTGCTGTTTTTTGTTGTAATTTTGGTTCGCGTTTCTGTCCCAAATTAGAATTTGTGCAATTACTTCCGTGATATAATGTTATTTTTATATTGCCGGGTACTGTAAATGGTTTTGCAACGTTGTCATTACAAGTATGATAAGTTACGTCTTTGCGAACTTTACAAAATTCCTTACAGAAGTCATAATTTGGGTTTTCATATAAGGATAAACTTTTGTCATGGTTACCCATTATAATACCATTTGTATTGAAGTTTGCTGGATAATTTTCTTCACAATATTCAATATAGCTGTCTGCACAATGTAAAAAACGTTCTTTGTAGTGTTCTGGAAATGTCATTGTGCCATCCACTAAATCACCAGCACATAACAAAACGTCAATTGAACGTTCTTTACAAATCTTCATGAAGTTTTGTAGTATTGTTTTCTGTTGCCACATGTTCCCAAAATGTGGATCGCTAATAATAGCTATTTCATAATACGGTGTATCTGGAACTAATTTCCAGGCAAGTGTTTTATTTGGTTTTTCTAAGCCAACATCCATCCAATATTTACTAAATCGTTTTGTGGAAACTTTAATAGATTTTGCGGAATCAGTGAACGTTTTGTGTTTTGAAAAAATCCTAAGTAAGTCAAATTTATTGTAGATATTAAGGTCAACGATTTCCCTCTTTCGTATGAAAACACCGCCAATTAAAAAATTAAAAATGACTAACTATAATCATCTTCAATAGGTTTATATCCCACATATTCTGTTTTCATTGATATAGAATCTTTTTCTAATATTTCTATGTCCATTATAATACCGCCTATATCAGGATTCATACCTTTACGACCCATGTAATTTGGTGTCGGCAGTTGGAAACATGGCATTTGCACAGCAAGCATTCCATAGTATTTGAATAGCATTGCAGATACATGATAATGTCCTAGGAATAATGCATCCGGGGCATTTTCACCTTTTTCGTTTATTTTGCTCAAAACATATTTCTGAAGTTTATTTGATATTGATTGCGTGACACCACCGTCGCCGTGATGTAAACAAACACGAATCGGACCAATATCCAAATCTGCTTGATAAGATCCTTTGTAAATCATATCGGAACGACGGGATGCTACATTGTAACATATGTCACTACCTTGTTTTTTCCAGAAAGATTTATCATGATTCCCGCTGATAAAAACAGTGTTTATGCCATCAATTTTAGGATAATTCTTTACCGTATATTTTGTTTGATCATCTTCGCTATGCAAGAAAACCTCGTAAATCTGGTCAGTATAAACACCCATACCATCTACTAAATCTCCTGCATGTAAAACAGTTGTTATTCCATAGTCAGAACAACGTTCATAAAATTTCCATAATGATTCTATTTGCTGATAGCGAGAACAAAGATGTGTATCTGATACAATACCAATTTTATAAACATTGTCTTCAATAGGATCTACGTCTAATTGCGATACACCACCTCGTGGAAGAGGTTCTTTGATGTGTTCTTCTGCATTAGCATTTCGATTATTACGAAATATCCAATCATGGTCGTTTGTGATAGAATTTAGTTCAGGACTAGAGGAAACATAACTAAATAGTTTATTGTGCTGTTTTTCTATTAAGTACTTTCTTTCTAGTTCTTTTTTCCATGGGGTATGACTAGTGCCGGTAAGAGCGGCACATTTTCTAAAAGAATTAGTTCTCAGATATAAATCCAACATTTCTTCATACGTCATATTTTTGTAATATTTATATCCTTTTACTGGTGGTCTAATTATATCTTCCATTTTTAACCTCACTCACGTTTGTCAATGATCAATGAAACCATTATTGGCTTGAATGTAAATTCTACAAGATATTGATTGTTTTCATTAACTTTAATTGAAATTTCGGCAGCATTCTTAACAGAACTCTTTATTTGTTCTGCTAATTCATCAACGGTTGTTTTTTCTGATTTCCAAGAACCCAGTATGTCGTTTAGTGTTTTTATATCCGTTCGAGTGGCATCCAGTATGGTATTTGGTTCTTGCTTCATTGATTCTTTTATAGGACATCTCCACAAGCTCTTCCCCTTTGCCCAAGGGTGATATTATAAAACTACTTTAAATTACTTAGTATTTAAACTTTTTGGTTCATGTTTTTATGATTATAGTGTGTCCAGATTTATATTTTATTATTATTTTTTCTATAGTATCATTTGTGGTGTCCATGATTTCGGTTAACGAGCTTTTGTCAGCCCTGCAAACCAAGAGACTGTCTGTTCGTTCTGACATATTAAATGCCTTCTGGTTTTTTTGGCCACTCTAATGGCATCCAGTGAGTTACATTATAGTCATCGACAAGATGAAAATCTAACCAATCGTGCCAATAACCTTCCTGGTATGTTCCAATACTAACTCCTTCTGTTACGTTGTCATACAAACATTCGTTGTAGGTTACGTAAATCCAGACAAGCGTTCTGGATTCCGGCAGTTTTTCGTTAACATCAATCCAATTATTCATGAATGTTCCTCATTATATAACATAAAACCTCTTATGTAAACGCAAACAATCCAGTTTTGTTCTTTTTTGGCGTTAATATAGTTTTTGGTTTTTGATCTTTGATTTCTGAAAATTCAAACAAGCTTGATTCTTTTTCTAGTTTTTTGCCTGTCAAAATTGAAATGCCTATACATTCAAATATGCGCTCTAGAGGTGGTATAATTTGATGTGTTACATACCAGTTGTTATCAATACGTCCATCTGTGTTTTTTACAAATTCTGGAGTATCGACACATTGACTAATGCCACCATATTTCACAGAAGATGCCCCTGGCAATGCATAGTACTGAATACGGTCTCCCAGTCCTGGCAACGTTTCTTTACGGGATTCCATTTTCTTGTAAACGGTCACATGCGGTTGAATATTTTTATAACTATTAATATTACCAATTTTCCTGCTAAGTATTAATTTTTCTGCTAATTCTGGATTTGTTCGAACATCTTGTAAAGATGATACACTATCAATAATGTTGTTTGTATATTCCCAAGCTTCATGGACTTTATTTTCTTTTAGAATAAGTTCTAGAACTTTTTCCATTGTTTCGCCGACAAGCGGAACCCAATCTCTCCGACGCAGTTCTATGCCCCGGTACTTCATTTTGTCTTTCCAACCGTCTTTAGAAGGTTCCATAATCCACATGGCATAATGCTTCTTTTTAAGAAGTAGCATACTTTTAACAGAACATTCAAAATCTATTTCCATGGGTGGCGGTAACTTGGTTATCATAGCATCATGAATTATTTTTGCAGCCTTTTGACCATCTTCCGGTGTTTTGCCATCCAATAAGTGAATGAAAATAGAATCTGTATCGCCTCCGACAACCTTACAATTAACAAGGCTTTCTGCGGTTTCCTTGGTTATTGTTATAGCTCGACGGCCAGCACTTGTAACAGAATTAGCAAGCCTTGGATCGTATAATCGACTTAGAACGGCGCCAGTATATCCATAGAACGAATTTAGGAGTATCTTAACAGCATACTGTTTATCATCTAGGAATTTTCTTTCTTCTTCTGTTTTGGCACTTTTCATGGCGGTTTTTAATTCCACACGTTTATTATAAAGCCTAGTTAATATTCTCGGCATTATGCCTTCATAAATAGAATGGTCGACATACCTAACATTGTTCGGAGCCAGAATAGTTTTGACATTGATATTATCATTATTTACTATAGCCGTCCAGCAAATATTATAAGCCCTGATAACGCTCGGATACAGAGACTTGTAATCCATAACAAGACCTTCGTTGTAAAGGCCTGGTTCCGGATCAAATACTCTGCCACCTTCCACGACGTCAATTTCTTTTTTGCTACCCCGTTTATCCTTTAATGGAAATAATCTGCCTTCCTCAAAAAATCCACGTAGCAACATTGATTCTATGCGACGAGATTGTCCGCCATTTATAGATTCATGAAGGAGGAGGCCACATTCTTTACTAATAGCAATATAACGATCAATTAATTTGAGTTCACTAATGATGTCTTGAAGAAGGTCGGCATCCCTGGCAGCGTACAAAACAAAGTCATGAAGTTCTTGTTCAGTACCTTCCAACCAAATACGTCTCATTTCACTAGCCTTAACATCTAGTTTTGGCCGATTAAGTAATGTCTTGGATACATTTTCTAGACTATAACTAGAAAGAGAATAATTAAGTTTAATGGCGTCCATCAGGTCTATTGATGCCCTTCCAACAATATTAGCTTCCTTTTGGCTACCAAATTCCTTCACTTGCATTACGGAACCGTCACGGCCTAATGTTAACGGTACATTCAAGGCTTCCGACCTATCAACAATATAAGGAAAATCAAACATATGGCCGTTGTATGTTGCAACTACATCCGGGTCGAACCTATTAAAGTAATCAATGAATGCTAATAACAATGAAGATTCATCGGGATAATATTTAACGTTTTTGGTGTCAATACCAGGTTTTCCAACCAATACAAGACTCCTGACTCCCTCAAAGTCCATATTAAAACTAAGACTCATTATGGTTATTGGGTCACCGTTTTTTGCTATCGGTACTCCGACTTCAGGAGGTTGTACTTCAATATCAAAACCAAGATATCTTAGTGTGGCATTTTCGATAATATCATTAAGGGGTTTGATATTGTTTCCATTAACTTCGATCCAGCCCATTCCAAAAATGTTATAGTTCGTGAAAAAACGTGCAGTTGCATATATTATGTCTGCTTCAAATATTTCCTGAACGCTAGGATGATTAATTAAAGTATCTCGTATTTTCGGAACGTCACCCGGCCTGTTCACATAAACCTGAAGAACTTCTGTGCGTTCAACTTGATAACCGTTTGGTAAAAACTTATATTCATCGTAGTATTCGGTAACTTCAGGAAATGTGTCTAGTAGTGATTTTACTTCTTCGAAGTTTTTTGGTAAAACATAAAAATATGGTTTAAAACCGGTTATCATATAATTGACGGAATCACCGTTTGATTGACGGCCATATAATTTGATGGCAGGGCCACTAGCCAAATTTTGGTAAGATGTTCCGATTAATTGAAATTGCATTTAAAAATTCTCCGAGTTACTATTGGTTATTTTTTTTATTTTTTTACTTAGTTCTATTAAACATTTTTGTTTTTGACCTATATCAATTTGTTTTTTATTCAGTTTTTCCGAAATATTATTTAATGATATTTCAACTTCTGGTAACTTTTCTAATAAAAATTCACACTTTTCTAGTCCTTGCAATCCTCTTAAATATCCAACAATGCTATTTGAACCGTTTTTTATTTCAATTACATGTAAATAATAGGATGATGAATTACCAAGATAGCTATATTCCGTCAAACAATTTACACCTACAATATAATTCTTTTTATTAAAATTAATTATAATATCTGAATATTGACCCACAAACGATGCTTGGTAAATTTGTTTTTTTGTTAGATGTTTGTCAATTAATGATTTTTCTACGTCATATTGATAGAGAGTTTCCTGATTCGGTATACCTATTTTTATATCATTAGAATAACTTTTATTACAAGAAATAATAGGAATTGTGGAAGTATTTTTTAAATCTAAATTCATCTTATCATGATTCAGTAATTTCTTGATCCAATTAAACATCTTTTGTACTCCCTAAAACTTTCTAGCATATCCATTATCACAAACATCACAATTACAATTTGTTTCTGTACAATCTTTAAAATGTTTGCAAAAATCTGGAAATGGACAATATGACAACGTTTTATTCAAATGCAATATTATAAAATCATTTATGTTATCATCAAAAAATTTGTCATCTATTAGTATACATTTTCTAATAAGACGTTTGTATGACGTATTTTCCTTTTCCAGTTTTTCCACAAGTTCCGATAATTTTTCAGACACAATAACCATCCCTGATAAACATATTAACAAATTTAGTATTTATACTTTTTGGTTAGTATAACCAAAAACTACTTATACAACGATAATAAACATTCACTTGATAACTATGAAATACAAGGTAACGCTGTTTTCAGTTGCAACGATATCCGCAACCGTATTTGTAGATGCAGTAAGCAAAGATGATGCAATGGAAATCGCAGCAACTTCATGCAAAGTCGATGATTTTGAAATTGACCAAATGGACCCAACAGACATTGAAGTTGTTGATGTCGAAGGTATCAATAATGAGTGACCCAAGACGCATCAAACGAATGTGTGAAAAATTATGTATTGTTTGGGAATCGTTACCAGAACAACGATTTGGACAACTTTTAGAAAACCTTACAAGGTCGTATGGACTATTTCCATACAAACGAAATTGTATAATGCCGTGGGGACAAGGCGACGACAAAACAGAAGAAATACTAGATAGAATAATAGTAGAACTAAACAAAAACAATAAATAAAATCAATACTTTTTTTATTTGTTATTTTTTATATAAAAATCCAATGATATTAACACAAATATTATAAACATGCAAAGTATCGCAATAAATGTACTTCCTATTATCATCATGTAAACGCAACCCATGTAAAAAATAAAAAGCATAAAATTAATTACTTTATTTAAATTTGACATAATTTCCTCAAACATACTTTATACTTTCCAGTATTAATAACTTTTGGTCAACAAATCACTAATGCTTCCAAAAACCAGTCCTGGAAAAGACTTTTATTCCTGGTAAGAAATGAACCAAACGATCCATCTAAAATATATGTCATGGAATTGTCTTTGGGTGTTCTGGTTGTCCTGCCACATGCTTGCTGAATTTGGATAGCAACAGTCTTAGAATACCAGGCATAATTATCATATTTGTTTCGTGCTTGTATCCAGTCGTCACCTAAATTCGGAAACGGAACTTTTGCTATAATATTCATTGGATATTCTGGACCTTCTAGGTCTAATCCTTGTTCAAATGCCACACTCAGGAAAATCGCATTATCCAATCGCTTCCAGTGCCGTAATACCTCGTTGCGCTCACCGGAAAATTGCAACAAGACGTTAGGTTGTAATCCACATAAATGTTCATTAATTAGGTTTGCTATTTGGTAATTACCACAATGTACTATGGTTTTTTCTGAAAAAATATCATGGAGTTGAGATATTTTATCGGCCATTGGTTTTGCAAATCGAAAACGGCCATCTTTAGTCATACTACCTACTGGATCGTAATATATTGTTCGACGATCAACAGGTATTGGATGAACCACCTTAACTGAAGTCGCTTTGTTGGTTAAAAGTTCGGTGGTTGGCGTTCCTGATGCCAGAACAATGCAATCTAATTTCGCAACCAAATCAGCAAACGGAACCTTGCAATCCAGTAACTTAAAATACGGACTAATCGTTAATTCTTTTCTGCGAGTACTAACATTAAATACTTCTTCGGTGTCTGTTGTGAGCACATAAGGAACTTCCAGACTAAGGTATCGCAACGCCTGATTACAAGAATCTAAATTGTTCCGGTAATAGTTATATTCTTTCCGGACCTTTGATAGCATTTTTGTTTCACGAGCAGTTAACTTTCTGGTAGTGTTTATAATGTCTTTTCGAACGTCCTTGCAGTTAGCGGTAACTTCTTTTAACTTTTTTTGCAACACTTGTGAATATTCATTAAGGTAGTCCTTGATATCTAGTTTCAATAATTCTTTTTGTAAAAGTTCTTTTCTTTCTGCCAGACTTGTTTTTTTAACAACAATGTTTAATTTTATGGTTGCAGAATCCAACAAAGCATTTGGCAAGTTTGTGGATTCATCGACTTCCAGGACTTTCGTGTCAAGGTAAAGACTAGGGTCTACTTGATATCGAGCAAAAGTAGTTGCACGAAAATTTGCCTTTTTGAATGCGGCTTTTGCTATCCTATAAGGACATTCAGTGCAACGTGCAAAACCTGGTTCGCGTGAACCAAATGGACAATCTTCTGCGGTATACCCAGAAATTCCAAGACATTCATAATTGTGTTTGCCAACTATTTTTGGTAAATCAAAGAGGTTTCCTTCCTGGATCAATGAGACTTGTGGCGAAGTAAATAAAATATTACTAACAAAGTATTCTTTTTCTAGTACCTTACCGAACACATATAAATTTAAAGTTTTTCCCGCAGCTGTTGGAGCATTTAGATCAATTATTTTACTACCTGATTCCCAGGACCTTAACATTTGCATTATTGCTTTTTCCTGGCCTTGTCTAAAAGAAGGATAAACATTATATTTTTGTAAATTTATTTTTGACAAAATATGCACCTCATGAATGAATAGTAGAAATATAAAAAAATAAAATGTATTTTATTTGGTTTTTATAGTTTATGGTTATTCGCCTCGTTCCAATAAGTATTTTGTCGAAATTGCCTTAAATGACAACCTCCCTATCTTGTAATCAGTGCTTTCGATTTCTGACCTAAATACAAGACCTTCACGCAATACATCAGACAGTACTGATCTTCCTGTTGCCATCTCAAGAAGATCATCTACGTTGTGATCTAGTGTTATTTTGCCCAGATATGGAACAAGAAAATCTTTTCCTAGTCCAAATGAATCGATAGTGTCCCACATAGTAGCAACATCGACATATTGATGATTGGTCATGTCCCAGAAGTTGAACACTCGGTAATAAACATCCGTTAACCCGTATGGATTACCTTGAATTCCTTTTCCGTATAGTTCGCCTTGGATAGCGATAGTACTGCCTAGTTGCTTCAAAACTTCTTCGATGTTATGGTCAGTCACATATCGCCAGTATGAATCACCATTCCATTTATGTTCAAAATCAGGTGCAAGGTCCACGTTCCGCGAACAGACGTGTAGTCCTGTTTCCGGATCTATATAGCAAGACATCGACGTGCCGTCTAGTTTCTCTGTGACATGAAACACAACACCTTTGTGTCTTTCCAAGACATCGGGAATGTTTTGAACCCGAGTCTCATCGGTTTTAGGAACAGCTAACCTTGATATCGGTCCCCGCATTCTGCCACGAAGTTGGACAGGTATAGGTTTTTCATATTTAGTAATACCGAGAATTTTTGTTACATCAAAACCCGGTTCTAGTTCGTCAAAACCAAATGGAACAAATGGCAAACTATCACTTAATTGCCAATCACCATTATTTAATACTGTAAGCGGGAAGCAAATCCCTTGCGAAACCTGGCCCCGAAGTTTCGCAGTTCGAATCCTATAATGCTTATCTTTCAGGAATTCAAATTCGGGACGTTCCGGCAAAATAGAATCTACTTCGCAGTAAACAACTTTGTCTCCGACATTAAACTCTTTTTTTCTTACAACCACATTCCAGCCCTTTATTCGGGCAACTTCTATTTTATCCGCACCGCTAATTGGGTTCAATTCACTGATTGTTTCGATTGATGCAAGAGTTCGAGTCATGGTGTGTTATTATGTATTTTATGTATTTATAGTTTTTGGGTAGTTATTTGTTCTATTAACTTATACATAGCACTAATATCTTTTTTGGATATTTCACAATGTTCACATATATCCATGTTGTTGAATTTGTGTATATGGTAATTTATATTAATTCCTGATAAGTGTTCTATTCGTTTTATAGCTCCTCCTATTGTTTTTCCAATTCCATAATATTCATTATTGTTGTTTAATATAAATCTTGCTTGATACGGCAATTCATCATTTATTTTTTTACAAATTAATCTTCTCATCTTTATACACCTCTAGTTAGGCATTAAACCACAATAACCATCATGTCCTTCAACGGGATACAATGGTTTACAAAACAATGCACAATCCCTATTACAATATACAGGATTTTTTATGTCCCTGGTCATTATGGGACATATGGATATTCCACTTAGTGTCATGGCTGGGTCTCCCATCCAAAGAAATCAGCGGCCCACTGGAACGGAATCCCTGCCGCCTCTGCTGCCAAACGATCAGATTCCATGTCTCCAATCATCATGGCATCTCGCTTCCCATAGAAACGCATGATATATTCCAGCATCAGCGCTTTTGGCTTTCGGCACGCGCAGCACCGCCCCCGTATGTGCTCTCCCATGTCCCGCATCTCGGGAATATGACCCTCTAGAGGATGGCCGCAAACGCAACAAACCGGACTCACTTTGCTGCCTCCAGCATAGCCACAAGAACGGATTCGTCTTTTGTTATTTTTTCCACATCATAACACGGCGCATCATCCTCTTTCAGGAATGTTAGCATCCTCTTGCAGTGTAATATCACCGCCTTCCGCTCCTCCGTGATCTGCCAGCAATGCGGCTTGGCATCCGGTCCGATCTTGCCCTCTGCATGGAGGTGCTGGCGGGCAATTTTGAGATATTTTTCATTCAATTCAGGGTATCGTCGTCTCGCTTCGGGCCAAGATTCGCAGTTTTCGTTTTGAACATAATACTGGAATCTTGCTTCTTGCGCTATCAGGGCATCCTCCAGCTCCTGGATTCGGGCATCCTTGGATTTCATTTGGCAGACATAATCATCGCCATAGTTCTCCATCTCCCCCCGCAGCCGCTCGATTTCGGTGGATTGCTGCTGAATGTAGTCCAGTGCTGCCTGAGATCTCAGATATACTTCTCTACGATCCTTGTTCTTCAACTCCTCAGAAAGATTTTCATAAGGAGTTGCTATCATTTCGGGCCATGCTGCCTTTCTACCATCGGATAGTCCCGGTTCGCTGTCCAAGATTGATTGAGCCCAATCGGCCCACTGTTCATGCTCTCCGGCAGCCAACAGCTCGACCAATTCTGTGACGTCGGGAATAGGGTCACTGCTATCTATCATGGCCCGTAGCACTTCTCTATCGAACCCATCCAGTTCTCCAACCGGAAGGTCTGTTTCATCGATGTAATTAATTGCATGAGCTAAAGCCCCCCGTTGCTCTTCGGTCAGGCTCATGGCCGGGCCCCCAGTTCACGCATTGTCATCGCAAAAGCACGAGCCCGAATTGCAAGATCCATATCAAACTTTTGCGATTCGAGCATATCCGCAGTCAACCTCATCAGATTGGCAATTTCTTGCCGAACCGCTGGGGCTTCTGAGGAGATGCCAGAAGCCTGCAAAATGTACCCCATCCCTTCGCATGCGTATCCTATCTGCGCCAATTCAACGTCTGTTGCCATCTACACCCTCCGTGATCTGCCAGCACTTGTGCCAACAACATCCTTTGAAATTCCGTATACAGAAAGCTACTTTTTGCTCTACTAGATAGTGGTCCTTTCCGTGTGCCCCGGCGATAGCTATTGCATCCGATTCATTAAGATTTTGAAAGACACAATCATGGTCTAAGTTAGTACACTGTTCGTTATTATCACCCAATTTCAGAATTTTTATCTCTTCACGTAATCGTTTAATTATATCCATTTGTTGTCTAGCACTAGCAGCATCTTGCAAATCGTTATGTTCTGATCGTTTTTTAATAATGTCAATTTCATTTTGTAGACGTTTAATTTCATATGTTTGTGTTTTTATAATTGTTACTTGTTCATCATGCACTTGCCAGTAGTCAGAAAGTTCTTCCTTGTTCTTTTTAATTTCTGACTGTAGTTTACTAACTTCAGCTTCAGCACTATCTAACTGATATTGCAAATCAAGGTAGTTGTGGTTTGATTTTATTTCATTTTCCCCACAATTACTACAAATGTTTTCGAGGATAGCACACTCTTCTTCTAATCCCCATCCGTCGTAATGCCCATCAAGCCATTTCATGGCATGTATTGCTTCTTTTATTGCTAACCTTTCTTTGGATGAAAAAGTCATAATAAGTACCTCATTAATCTTCTTTTCTTTTATTTCTAACAACCGCCAACAACCCATACCCAGTTATGTCTTGAAAGGCGTCTTCCTCGCCCATATTATTATTTGCTATTCTAAAAAGTTTATCAACGATACGTACAACCACCAAAGCATCTTCCATTTGGTCAATTGAAATCCCGTTTGGATACAAGACCCTTAAGACCTTTCCTGCATTTCCAAACGAATCACCGTATTGCAACTGTTTTTCTGCAACAAGGTTTCCAATAGCTTTAGCAGTGTCTTCATATATGCAGTCCGGTTTTTCTTCAACCGCATACATGTTTAAGGTACAAGATACTGTATTTCGCAATTCACAATCATTGCAATATACCGGCAAATCGTACACGTTTTGCGTACATCCAACCGGTTCCCCATTTTCTAGTATAATCATGTTTATTCCTTTATGGCTTCTTAATTAAATAGTTTTTGGTCACCACTGCAAATACGTCACGAATCCCAATAGTCCGATCATAAACAAAAGATTATTGAAAAAGTGATTCCACCCGTTATCATAATCATTATATCCACGCAATCCGGTTAAAATAAATACCACCATTACTACACCAAAGATAAAATTAAAAATTTCCATAAACCATCACTCCAATTGCTTAGTTATGTATTCAATTGCTTTTTCATTTTCAAGATATTGCTTTTTTAATATATCAATACCATTTTCTGTACTTCCATCACCATACTCTACCACACAATTTATATACTTTTCTTTTTCTAAATCGATTAATGCTTGAAGTATTTTGTCTTCTTCAATCAACTCTTTGATAACATCCTGCCAGTTGTCTCTATCCGAAAAACTTACTTCCGGACTAAATGTATATGTTTCGTTGCCTATATGGAATTTTAATGCTTCACTTAGTGGTGTGCTTTTCATAAAAACATGTTAACTATGAATGTATTTATAGTTTTTGGTATTACTTCTTGATCACCAAAAAGTACTTATACTAGAAACACTATATAAACTTTGCCCCAAACAAGAGGAAGGAAAATCATCTTTTTTCTTCTTCTTTAACAATTATAAAACCGATCAAATACCATTCTGGAATTACCATGAAAACAATAATAATAGCCGACTGTCATGGTCAACCACATCTCGTAACGAACGTATTAGACCATGCAAAAAGTTGGAATCGTCTAATATTTGCCGGTGACATCATAGATATCGGATACGATGCAGTAAAATGCCTTGATATATTAAAAGAAAATAACGCCGAACTATTATGGGGAAATCACGATGCAGCTGTAGTCATTAATCGACTAATATGGCCACAAAATGCATTTGACCAAGAAGCAAAACAAACCATTATACATAATATAGATAACTTCAAGGTGGCAATCAATATAAATAACGTTTTGGTAACCCATGCTGGTCTATCAAAAAACTTTATGCACAATATGAACATAAATCCAGATCAAGGAATATTGGAAACTGTACAACATTTAAATAAACTAAATCTGGAAACCTTGTGGTGTGATGATAGTCCACTATGGTATAGGCCAAACAACAAAAATACGCCACTACCAATTATGCAAGTAGTTGGACATACACCACCTGAATGGATAGAAAGAAGTGGTTTTGAATCCAAAAACTTTGTTAGTGTTGATCCATATTGCACAAAAGGATTCGGCCCGGATCGTTATAGGTATGTGGAAATAGAAAATGACATTATTACCTTATATGATAGTAACGAAACACCAAAAACTATATATTCTAAAATCACTTAAAGGATTTACATGAAATTAATAGACAATTGCATAATATTTTCAACATATAAACACGCTGAGCAATTAGATAAATTAGGTTCACCCTATATTTATCATCCGTTGAGGGTAATGCTAGACGAAAGCCTGACAACCGAAACCCAAAAATGCGTTGCTATCTGCCATGACCTATTAGAAGACACAACAACCACAATCGAGGAACTTCATAAAATCGGAATGTCCGACGATATGATAACCATAGTTGTAGCTTTGACTCACCTCGAAAACGAACCAAATACCACATACTGGCAACGTATCTTAGATGAACCAAGTGGCGATGCAAGACTTGTTAAAATAGCCGACATAAAAGATAACCTTTCTGAAAGCAGAATGAGTCAATTACCCGAAGAGGTTCAAACTAGACTAAAAGAAAAATACAATAGAGCATTACAATACTTGGACCAAAAACCATAAGGAGGATCCACATGGAAATAGACAAAGAATTTTTAGACACCTTACAATATGATATAGCACCTATCGTAAATGAATGCTATAAAAGTAAATTTGGTTTCAAAAACATAAAATTGCATGAGGTATTAAATTCCTTAATTAAAAATAAAAAAATAAGTACATATAATGTAAATAATCATGGTATGTATTTATGTATAATATCTTCGATGCATTTTAAAGAAATAGGAAAATATTGCTATTATTCATGTGTGTTTGTTGTAATAGACGATCAATATATAATATTTGATGTTAACAAAGTATATATAGAATATAATACACCAAATGAATCTGGGACAATATTTATTGAAGTACCTAAAACCAATCACACGTCTTCAAACGTTCGGGAGGAATCTTAATAGAAGACCGTACCTGACCACATAATACGGCTAGCAGAAAAAATATGCCTAAAATCAGAAATGAACCAACAAATGTCGGCAATCATTTTCAATAATAGTGGGCGAGTCATAAACATTGGTTACAATAGAAGAATCATAAAGTCCCGAAACCCCACAACCATATACAAGTATAGAATACCGTATATTAGTGTACATGCTGAAGTGGATTGCCTAGCGGGTCTAACTTTCAATGACACAATTGGAAACTACATATATATACATAGGAAAAATGGAATGCTGGCAAAACCATGTCCAAAGTGCCAACACGTATTAGAACAATTTGGCTTTAAAAAAATATTTTGGTCAAATAGTAAATAAAAAAACAAAAAATATTAATTTTTAATACCTACGCACAACTTTACGTTTTTCTCTTTTTCAAATTCTTGTACGTTGTTAAATTCGTAGACTTTTGATGAATAATGTGAATGACTTTCTACTAATGCTTTTTTCACACATTGTTGAATAGAACCGCTAACAAACCCACTATCCGTATTTATAATACTATTTTTTACAAAACGTGCAATACCATCATTATCTGTAATACATACATAGTAATTAGGTTCTAATCGTAAATTTCCATTATATACATCCCGAAAATATACTTCCATTATGTACAACTTTTTTGTATCCAGAATTGGTACTACCCCGTCCCTACCGACTTTTATTTCTCGCATATTCAACCCTCATCGAAGTACTTCGATCCAAACACTATCATACAAATCTTGTTCTGGTAACAAAACATGTGCAATAACTTCTACTCTTTCCTTTGGATAAAAATCTGATCTAACAACTTTGCCGTCTCGAAATGATGCTGCAACACGATATTTTAAATCCATTTTAAATCACCTTTTCGTGATTTTGTTGTACTACTTTTCCAGTAGCCGCATTAACAATTCTACATTCTCCGCTGTTATCAATTACTGCATCGATTTGACGTTCAAATGCACTTAACTCATTACTGCTATTAATATACCTCCAAGCACCGCTGCCGACTTTTCTAAAGTCGAAGTCATACTGCAGACGTAGATTTGGTCGTGGTCTCACAATATCATTGTTGTTGTAGTGATCTATTACCTCTTCCATACTACGTTGTTATTGGCTATACTGTCAACTACCCCGCCCTGAAGGGCGTGGCTTGTAGCTAGTGGTTAGCCCGCTACGATTGGCTGGTTGACAGACAGCCTGCTACGATCAGATCTACTGAAGGTAGCGATGTTTCTGGATGCATTCAAATCCGCGTCGATCTGGAAGTTACAGCTTTTGCATTTGAACGTTCTGCCGTTTCGGTTTTCCTTCTTCTGAAACCCACATTTAGAACAGGTACGAGAAGTATATCTTGGATCTATAGCAACTACTTTCTTGCCAATGGCCGTTGCTTTGTATTCTACAATGCTTCGTAGTTCTGCAAAGCTCCATTTTCCAAGTTTCTTATTCTTTTTACCGTTCCGGATATGGGTTAGATCTTCCAGAGCGATTACATCATATGGTTTGGATAGTATCCAGTTTGCGATTTGATGGTTCATGTCCTTCTGAAACCGTCTCTCTCGACCTGAAAGCTCTTGTAGCTTTCTTTTAGCTGATCGAGTGCCTATGGACTGAAGTTTTGATCTCAAATATTGGTATTTGCCTTTTACGGCTTTGACTGGACCAGATTGCCAGAACGTATTATCGCTACATACAGCTATATTATTGAT